AGTGCGAACACATGGGAGAAAAAAGTTTTAAATTTTCCTGCTGATACAACAGGTGCTTTTGGGAACGACAATGGTGCGAGTCTATCAGTCAAATTTTGGTTAGCAGCAGGTACAGGTTTTTCAAGTGGCACATTACAAGAAACTTGGGATACCACAACTACAACAGAACAAGTTGCTAGTGGGCAAGTGAATCTTGCAAGTAGCACAGATAATAATTGGTGGTTTACTGGTGTGCAATTAGAGGTGGGAACATTCGCAGATGCTAACAGCATACCTAACTTTCAGTTTGAAGATGTAGGTACAAGTCTAGCTAGATGTCAGAGGTACTTTACAAAAACTTTAGCAGCACTTGAGGGAAGTTCAGGTGGAAGTGGTAGTAAAAAAGTATTTTGGTATTTTAAACAAACTATGAGAGCAACACCAACAATTTCTTTCGTAAGTGGAGCAAAAGATGGTGATACATTTTTAACAGCAGATGGTTATGGTATTTTTAGGACAGGAGATAACTCACCTAATATTGGAAGTGGCACAACAGCAGAGTCTGAATTATGATAGTTACATCAGCAAAATATATTCTAAATGAGCATGGTAATAACATTACAATTAATGCAACCATAGATGACAAAAATTTAATTGTTCCAATAGATACAGCGAACACACACTATCAAGCTATACAAGAATGGGTAAAAGCAGGTAACACAATAGAGGAAGCAGATTAATGGCATTAGTAATTAAAGGATCAAGCTCAGGACAAGTAACAGTTGATGTACCTGCTGCAGCAGGAACAAATACTCTTGTAATCCCAGCAGAATCTGGGAACATATTAACTAATTCTACTACAGGAACAATATTACAGGTCGTTCAATCAGAAATTGCAACGACACAAAACACAACAAGCACAGGGTACACAACATCAAACTTGACTGCTAGTATTACCCCATCATCAACATCGAGTAAAGTTTTAATGATACTAAATGGTGGCAACTGTCATCACTCTACAAATGGAGCTGCTATTTTGATGGCTTGGCACAGAGATGGGTCTATTATAGGTACAGGTAGTGATGTAGTTCATGCAATAATACAAAACACAAGTGGCACAAATAGTTTCAAAAGCTCATGGAGTGCAAGTTTTTTGGACAGTCCGAGCAGTACATCATCATTAACTTATGCACCATTTTATAAAGTTACTACAGGCACAGGGCATTTTAATGAAGCTACTGTAAGAGTTATGCTAACACTATTCGAGGTAAGATAATGAATTGGAGTGATGCAGTAAGAGAAATTTATTCGAGTGTCGTTACTATAAACGACAAAACTTGTACAGATAAAGATGGAAAAGTAGTAACAATTAATGAATCTTTAGTAAATGCGAAGATATCAGAAAATGAATATAAAGAAAAAAGAAAACAAGAGTATCCAAGCATAGAAGATCAACTAGATGATATCTATCACAATGGAATAGATGGTTGGAAAACAACAATCAAAGCAGTCAAAGACAAGTATCCGAAGGAGTAACAAATGGGATTAGAAACAGGAACATATATAGACAGTCTTAACAGCTCAAACCCTACAGCTACAGATGCTGTATCAGAGGGTGATGACCATTTAAGACTTATCAAATCGACAGTCAAAGCTACATTTCCTAACCTGAGTAATGCAGTCACTTCAACTCACACAGAATTAAATTTATTAGATGGTGTTACAGCAAACACTACAGAACTTAACTATGTAGATGTTGCAACACTTGGTACTGTAGAAGCATCGAAAGCTGTCACAGCAGATGCCAACAAAGACATTACAGGTGCAAGAAACTTAACCATTACAGGAACAATATCAGCAGGTAGTGGATTAATAACACTAGCAGATGTCTACCCTGTAGGATCTATCTACATAAATGCAGCAGTTGCAACTAATCCTGCAACATTACTTGGTTTTGGAACTTGGGCAGCATTTGGTGCAGGTCGTGTTATGGTGGGTATAGATGCAAGTCAGACAGAATTTGATACACTCGAAGAAACTGGTGGTGCAAAAACACACACATTGACTACATCTGAATTACCGTCACACACTCACAATAATCCAGCAGGTATTAGTCCTGCTCCTAATTCAAACGATGTAGACATTACAGGTGGTAATGGAGCAACAATAGCTTCTAATGTGGTGACAGATGCTACTGGTGGTGGTTCTGCCCACAACAACTTACAACCATACATCGTGGTATATATGTGGAAACGCACAGCATAAGTAATTCTTTTCTTGATGAAGCAGAAAAAATTGTTACAGGGTCTAACATAAATTTTATTTATGACAGAAAGACTAGCAGGGGCGAGATAACAGACCCAAATGTTATAGACAAAGGACAGATAATACATCATTTGTATTACGACCATAAACCACAATCAGAACATTACGAATTTTTTAGAACTGTCTTTGATGAAACAAAAATACCTGTAAAACAAATGTTAAGAATGAAAATCAATGTTACTTTTCCATTGATAGGGTATAGAGAGCATAATCATCAAATGTGTCACCAGGATATCAACAATCCTGAACAAAGACCTGATCTTAGATTTAAGTCTTTGATTGTGTATATAAACAAGTCTGATGGAGATACCATGTTCTTCGAGGGCAATAAAGTAATAAAAAGAATAAAACATGAAAGAGGTAAAGGAATTTTGTTTGACTCAGGACTTACACACGCAGGACAAAATCCTATGAATAATAATTCGAGAATAGTTTTGAATACAATATTTGTATCAGGAGATTAATAATGGCAGTATTTCAAGCCCCTCCTCCGAAGGGTTTAATAAAAGATGTAAACAATACGATTATACCTTTCGAGTTTTACTCAGAAGCATCTAATGTAAGGTTTGCTGATAGTGCTGCAAAAAAGATACAAGGACACGATCAGGTATTCGGAACACCAACAGTTGCTCCATACTTTGTATTAAACTGGTCTTATGATGTAAACTCATTTTGGTTTTATGCAGGTACTGCAAAGATTTACAGACTAAGTGGCACATCAACGCATACAGATTTTACAAGAGCATCAGGTGGCGATTATTCTACAAACTTGTCTACAGTAGGTAACTGGACAGGAACGATATACAATGGTCTGCCTATACTTTGTAATGGTATAGATGACCCACAAGCATTAGCTACAACAGGTGCGAGTGCATTTAGCGATCTACCGAACTGGATTTCAAATGGAACTTGCAAGACTATCAAGGCATTTGGTAATTACCTTATGGCTCTTAATCTTACAGAAAGTGGTACAAATTTACCTAACAAAGTTAGATGGGGTGATACAGCAGAAGATTTTAACTTTCCATCTACATGGACAGCAGCAGCAACGAATGATGCAGGTGCAGTAACTATAGGTGATGAAGCAGATGAGATCATAGATGGTCTTGCACTCAAAGAATCATTTATCATTTACAAAGGCAACTCGACTTGGATTGCTAATTATATAGGTGGTAATCTTGTATTTAGTTTTAAGAAGCTATTTAACGATACAGGCATATTGACTAGAAACTGTGTGCAAGAGTTTGAGGGTAAACATTTTGTTGTAACTCAAGGTGATGTTATAGTTCACAATGGTGTATCTAAACAGTCAGTTGCAACCAATGCTATCAAAAAGCATTTATTTGAAGATATCAATAGTAGTTATTACCAACTAACTTTTGTAACACACAATGTGCAAAAATCTGAAATGTGGATATCTTATCCTAGCTTAGGTTCACAATTTTGTAATAAAGCACTAATTTATAACTATGTAGACAATAGTTTTACATTTAGAGACTTACCTGACATTTATCATATAGGACCAGGTATTGTTGATCCTGGTGCTACAACAAACACATGGAATACACAGTCAGGTACATGGACTACTACAGCAGGTACTTATGGAGATAGATTATTTAATCCTACAGAAAGAAGTATTCTGTTTGCAGGTACAAGCGATACTAAACTGTATCGTGGAGACTTTGGGCAACAGTTTGACAATGAAAACTTTATTACAACTGTAGAAAGAAAAGGACTTACCCTTGATGGTAACAACAATACTGTAAAGCAGGTAAGAAAATTAACACCAAGAGTTAAAGGTACAGGTACAGTAAACATATCTGTCGGTAGTTCTTTATCGCCTAATGGTACATATACTTTTGCTGCTGCACAAAGTTTTGACCCTAACTCACAAAACAAGGTAGACTGTAGAGCAACAGGTAAATTTATTGCTGTAAGGTTTCAGCATACAAGTAACAGTGAGTTTGAACTCAATGGATATGATTTAGAGTATGAAGTCTTAGGAGAAAGATAATGGCTAGTTTGAAGAATAGATTTAGAAGGTTTTTAGATGAAAGAAAAGCTAATAAGGCATTAAAACCATCGCCTAGTAGGTTTTACAGAGGTAAGAAAGATGCTAGTTCTAAACTAAGAACACAATTAGATAATGAGTATTTAAAAAGTAGAGGTTTTGCAGGTGTTGTACCAGAAACAACTTTTACAGGATTCGATAGAAAAAATAAAATATTAAAAGATTTGAGGAAAAAAGATGAACTTATGCTCAAAGCTAAAAGAAAAAAATTAAGGAATAAATAATGGCAGAAGCACCAAAGTATTCACCTAACCCTGTACCAAGCGACCCTGAAGATTTACCAAGATATATCTTTGAGGAGTTGCTCAAACTACAAGGTGCATTAGAAGAAAACCCAACAACATTTATTGAGGTAAAAAATGCAACACCTGCTAGAAAAAAACAAGGAGACATTGTTTATGCTGATGGCACTAACTTTGATCCTGGTAGTGGTGAGGGCATCTATTTTGTAAACGCAGCAGGGAACTACACAAAGCTATGACAACATATTTAACAGGTATACCATCGCAAGAGATTGATGAAATATGGGATGCTTGTTTACCTTTTATACAATTAGCATCGAAAAAAGGACAAGAAGAAATGTCTGCCAAAGACATCTATAACTTTTGTAAAGATGCAAAAATGCAACTATGGATAGTATTCGATAATAATGCAGACATAAAAGCAGTTGTTACAACAGAGATTGTAAATTATCCAAGAAAGAAGGTTTGCAGAGTAGTTACGTTAGGTGGGGAAGAAATAGATAACTGGTTACATTCTATATCAGTTATAGAGGCATGGGCAGAATCTAATGATTGCCATGCTATGGAAACATTTTGTAGGAAAGGATTTATAAAGAAATTGGAGAAACATGGATATGAACAAACATACACAGTTCTTGGCAAAGAATTATCAACCATACATTAAAGGAGATACACTATGAGCTTCGGTGGAGGAGGTGGTGGTGGTAGTGGCACACAAGTACAAAGAAGTGAGCCATCATCAGTACAAGCACCTTATTTAACAGACTTATATTCAGAAGCACAGAGACAGTTTAGGGCAGGACCACAACAGTTCTTTCCTAGCAGAACTTTTGCAGCACCTAGTGCAACAACACTTGCATCAGAGGATGCGTTGAGACAAGCAGCAGCAGCACAAGGTGTGTTTGGTCTTGGATCACTTGTACCTGCGTTTCAACAACAACTAATGAGCCCTGCACAAAGGTTTCAAGACCCTATGCTACAACAGTCTTTACAGGCACAACTTAGACCTATAGAAGAAACAGGAGCAAGATTATTGCAACAAGCAAGAAGGGGTGCTAATCAAGCAGGACAATTAGGTGGAGATAGACAAGCAATACTAGAAGCAGAAGTTATAAGAGATGTTGCTCAGAAACAAGCCGATGTTGCATCAAGATTGTATGGAGATGTGTATGGAGATGTGTTAAGAACACAAGCTGCAACATTAGGACTTGCACCAAGTATTATGAGCACTTTTACGCAACCTGCACAGACACTTGCAACAGTTGGTAGAGCAGAGGATGTAAGAGCACAACAACCTATAACAGAAGCTATGCAGAGATTTGCATTTGAACAAGCAGCACCAAGTCAAGCACTAGGACAATATGGTAACATTGTAGCAGGTAGTATTTTACCAGGTACGATAACAACTACTGGACCAGGTTCAAGTGGACCAGGTGCATTAGCAGGTGCAATAGGAGGAGCAGGACTAGGTAGTTTAGTTCCATTTACAGCAGCTCCAAGTGCAACAGGATTAGCAGCTATTAACCCTTATATATTGGGTGGAGCATTACTAGGAGGATTATTAGGATGATGGGAAACACAATAATGAATATGCTTGGTTTAGGAGGTCCGACAGGCAAAGAATTTTTAAGAGCACAAACTCCGACAAATACATTACTAAACAATATGTCGCCTGAAGTAGCAAGTATGTTCCAACAACAGTTTGGGATAAACCCTTTAGTCGATCCTACAGTAGCATCATCTAGCATGGCACAAGCAAATCCAATGACAGCATTGAGTGCTTTGAGTGGGCTTTTACAACAATCACAACCACAAATGTTGCCTATGGTGCAACAACAAGCCATGCCTGGCATAAACATACAACCTGTAGATTTATCTAGTTATTATGGAGGAATTTTGACATGAGTATCTTGGATGACATGAAAAAAGATAGTGAAGAAGTTGGTGGTTTCAGAGGATTACTCGGTAATCTCATTATTCCTGGATCGGCAGGTAACTTCAATAATAAAGACTTGATAAACGCAGCTATACTTCGTGGTAGTTTAGAATTATTGAAACCTAGACAAGCAGGTGAAAACCTTGCATCACAACTAGGTAGAGGTTTACAGGCAGGTGCTGAAACAGCAAAACTATTAGAATCTCTAGGTAGTGATAAAGTAGATGAAATGTTAAAAAAAATAGAGTTGTCAGAAAAATTCGATGCACTTAAAGAAAGAAAAGTAAGACAAGCAGGTGTTTTTGAATTTCCACAAAGTGAGTATACGGAAGAACAAGAAAAAGCAGATTTGAATTTACACAATGCTTTTAATGTTGTAGATATGGCAGGGGCAAGTTTGAGTGAGTTTGCAGGACAATTCAATCAAGATATATTTAAAGAGCAAAGACAAGCTAGAGCCACTTTCGAGAGATTAAGAAACGATCTTCTTACTTTCAAGGCACAGTCTGTAACAGGCAGACCATCTGTTTACTATTTTCAACTGTCAGAAACAGAAGTACCACAATATGGTGTATCAGATTTTAGAGCAAGGGAAAAATATCGAGAGATAAGAGACAAGTATGCTTCTGATGTCCAGGCACTCAAAGATGAGTACAAACTTGCAGAGAGAGAAGTAGACAGATCAAGGATAAGAAATAATGTTAAAAATGCAGAATATATAATAAAAAGACTGGACACTATTGATTTAGGATTTTCTGAAGATATGGGTGAATCATTACCAGGAACTTCAGATAACATATATTCTGGCACATCCAATACGCCTGATTACGATGAAAGTTTAGATATGTCAGCAGATGATTTTAGGAACTATTAAGAGGTCAAAATGAGTGAAGAACTAAGAGCTTTCGAAAGAAGAAGAATAAAAAAAGATATAGCAGATGACTTCGAATCTCTCAAAATACAAGGTGCATCTCTCGTAAAAAAAGGAGACATAAGCAAAGAAGAATATTATAAGAAGATAAGAGAAAAAGCTATTGAGTATAGAATAATATCAGAGGATGAATATCCTGGCTATCTGCCTGGTTACCTAGAAGATGCTTTTAGGATTGTAGGAAATGTTGCAGGTGGCATAGGTGCAGCTAGAAAAGGTTTCGTTGGATATAGTGCATCAGTTGGGGCAGGTGGGGCAGGAGGTCAATCTGTTTTTGATGCGTTAAATGTATTTTTTACAAAAAAATATATGCCTGGAGTTGAAACAAAGCCGATTGAAAAAATAAGTCAAGATGTTGTAAACACATTCATGGTAGATACTGCATTAACAGGTGCTATAGATAAAGGTATACAAGGTACAAAGTTTTTAGGTAAAAAAATATCTTCAGGATTTGCAGGTCTTGGTGATGCTGCACTAAAAAAAATCGATAAAAAAATAAAAGCAAAAGATAAGATTAAAGCAGGTAAAGAATCATATAAAGATAGAATAAGACAACAAGATGAAATTATTAAAGAACTCGAAGAAGAATTGTTAGAGCAAAATGTTAGTCCAACAAGATATATGATTTATGGTGCTAGAGACTTTGGTGAAGCACTAAGAGGATATTCAGATGCTTTGGGAGTCCTGCCTATAGTAGGTAGAGATTCTAAAATTGCTTTTAAAAACACATTGAAAGAACTCTTTTTATCTGCCACAGAAGGTGTTGAAAAAAATGCTATAAAACAAAGAAGTGGGTTTTTTAATCCCAATGCTTTTGTAATAGAAAAAAATCAAATTGTAAGGAATCCTACTGTTTCCGATCAATTTATCAAAGATATGCCTATGACAATACTTAGAAATGTTCAACATCAAGCAGCAAGAAAGGCAGTAGAAGTTGATAAGTTGTATACAAGATTCTACGATGATTTAAGAGCAGCTAAAGACCCAAGAACTGGTAAAAAATTACAGTTTGGTAAATATGAAACTGTTGTTTTAGAAGAAACAGGAGAAAGAATATCTTTAGCACAAGCAGCTAAAGAATTAAACGAAACTCTAAAAGAAGCACTTGGAGAAACTACTCAAAAATTTTCTAAAGATTTGCCGAAAGATATAAAATCTTTAATACCTCTAACAAAACAACAAGAATACTATACAGGGTTGAAAGCAGGGGTCAAAACTATAGGTCCAAAAAACAATTTATCAGCACAGGAGTTGGCAGACATAGACATTAGACTTAGAAATTTGAAAAATAGAATCGGAGCATATGAAAGACAAGGAGTAATGCCAGAAGATAAATTAAAATCACAAGATATTGTAAAAATAAGAAACATAATAAAACAGCTTATTGCAAAAAAAGATGTTGAAGCAGGAACTAATTTATCAAGATTGAGAATTGATGCAGATACAAAGTACAAATTGAAAGAAAATTTCCTTGACAACAATCGAGGTGCTATTAATTTTTCTAATTATATAGAATCAGGTATTGATAATATAGATGATGCTGTAAGGTTAGAAAAAATTTCTGCACAAGCTGATAATTTAGGCAATAAATTACAGATCAAGAATGGAAGAATATCTATAGCAGGTAGACCATATAAAGGAAAAACACAAATGGATGGACCTGAAATGCTAGATTATTATATGAATAGTAATGGCTCACAAGGGATCAAATCACTTAGTAGAATAATGAATGTTACTGATGAAACAGGTAAAGTTATACAAGTCAATCCAGAGTTTAGAAGACTAATATTGAACGAATTTGAAAATATGTTCGATGACACAATGTTTGCAAGTTTAAGAAAGACAGGTGCTTTCGAGTCATCAGGTATTAGAAAAAGACTTGGATTTTCATTTGATAAAGGTAGCACAGAAGTTAAAGAAAGAACAAAAGCTATGATAAAAGAAGCCGATCTGAATTTTACTTTACGAGACTTGGATAAGTTTACAAAATACTTAGATGGTTTTCAACCTGACCCAAACTTAAGCAAATTCCTTATGCGTAGGTTTGCATTGTCTAGTTCGAGTGGACTATCTCTCAACTCATTGATACCTATCGCAGGTACTGCAACAGCAGGTAGTTTGCTAGGAGGACCATTAGTAGGTTTGGGAATTATGATGATGTTCAACAGGTTTATAACAGGAAAATATGGAAAAGGAAAATTTGCTAAAGTAGATAGCAAAGGTGGTTTCAAAAAGTTCTTTACAGAAATGTTCAACACGACTAAAGATTTTGCAGACAGAGTGAATAATAAAGGATTAAGTAGATTGGGTAGCTTTGGAGAAAATGTTGGTAATGTAATAAAATTTACTACAGTAGACTCTATAGGTGAAAATTTAGATCAAATTGAATTGCTGTCTGATTTTGCTCTGAGCAATACAAAATCAGGGCAAGATGTGTTCGGAGGGGTAGAGCAGCTACCACCATCAAGATGATACCTTTTGAAGTAATCACGATGCTTGGATCGAGTTTATTTACTGGGCTACTATCTATATGGTCTCAAAAATCTAAAGACGCAGCAGATCAACAAAAGTATCTTATGCAAAGATCAGAGATAGAACGTGCATCTGTAGATGATGCAAGAAAACATGGTGGGCATTTTCAATCAGTAACAAGAAGATGGATGGCATTATTGTCTGTACTATCTATTATTGTTTTACCAAAAATTGTGCCTTTAATTGACCCGAGCTTACAAGTACATCTTATGTATCTTGAAGAAGTAAAAACAGGTTGGTGGATATTTGGTAGTGCAGAAGAGGTAATAAGATTTCAAGGTGTTAGTGGTTTAGTTATTACTACAGCAGACACACACTTTTTATCAGCAGTAGCAGGTTTTTATTTTGGTTCTGCTGCGACAAGGAGATAATATGAAACCTGAACTATGCACATTAAATTATGGAATATCAGTATTTTGTGTCATGTTAATTTTATATATAATTTTTAAGGATGACTAATGGTAGCAAAAAGATATCAAAGCAAAACAGGTGGACTGAACGAAGCAGGTAGAA